CACCCAGCAAAGCCGACTTTGTGGCATCTGCCAAAACAGCCAAGCCAATGAAGCCCAAGAAATGATTGACCTCCCTGCAATTCTTTATCAAAGCCCAGGCCCACACAAGAAGCCAGGCGGCGGCACGTACCGGATTGTTGGCATCAAAACGCAGGAAGAACTTGATGCCAAACTGTTGGCCGGCTGGTTCGCATCGTCCGCTGAGGCCATTACAGCTGCTGGCGACAAGGCCACGACACCCAAAAAGATTGCAGAGTGGCGGCTCAAGGCAAAGGCCAAAAAGACCAAGAAGCGCAGGCCATCCAAGCCCCTGGGCTGGAAGCAGCCAGTGCCAGTGCCGGTCATTGAGGACGCACCGCCAACCCGTGCTGAGCTGGAGGCCAAGGCTACAGAACTCAAGATTCGCTTTGACGGTCGCACAAGGGACAAAAAACTGGGACAATTGATCCAGGACAGACTCACCGACCCGACCACAGGAGAATGACATGGGATGGACCAAGCGCCAGTTTGTTTCGCAGGCTTTTGAAGAGATTGGCCTGGCATCCTACGTGTTTGACCTGACCCCTGAGCAACTGCAATCAGCACTCCGCAGGCTAGACACCATGCTGGCAGCCTGGAACGCTCTGGGCATCCGCTTGGGCTACCCGCTGCCAAACAGCCCCCAAGACAGCGACCTGGACGAGCAGACCAACGTGCCAGACAGCTCAAACGAGGCTATTTACACCAACCTTGGCGTCAAGCTGGCTCCGTCCTACGGCAAGCAGGTCATGGCCGACACCAAGATGACAGCCAAAGAATCCTACAACACCCTGCTATCCCGCGCAGCCATGCCGGTCGAACAACAACTGCCAGGCACCATGCCAGCCGGCGCAGGCAACAAACCGTGGCGCGTCTACGACGATCCATTCATTCGCCGCCCATACTTTCCAGTCCTTGCCGGTCAAGACGGACCACTTGAATTCAATTGAGGAGCCAACATGCCAACCATCAACCAACTCGCCAGCATCAGCCAGGTCAATGGGTCTGCCCAGATTCCGGTCTACGACCAAAACAACGGCGATGCTCGCAAGATGTCGGTCAACACGCTGCTGGATTACTTCCAAACCTCATTCGCAGCCCCGACTGTCGCCACCAACCTGTACACACCAGGGGCAGGCTTTAACATCACGGTGCCAACCCCTGTGGCCGAGCAGCAGTGGATGCTTATCCAGCCTGCAGGCACACTGGCCACCGGCACCGTCACCCTGCCGCTGAACACTGGCGTGCCAGATGGCACTGAAGTGCTGATAACCAGCACTCAAACAATCACAGCGTTCACCATTGCACTCAATGGCGCGGCTGCAATCTTCGGTGGCCTCTCTACCCTTCCTGCTGGCGCTGCTGTTCGGTATCGTTACTATTTGGCGACCAACAGTTGGTACAACATCGTCAATGACTTTTACTTTAATCCAGTAATCACAGGCACCAGTCTTGTTCTGAGTGGTTCAGCGTCTATTGGAACAACCCTTAGTGTGACGGGCGCTACTACTCTGTCTAGCACCTTGTCTGTGACGGGCGTTTCCACGTTGACAGGCGGCGCAGTTGTGCAGGGCATGACAGTTGGTTTGGGCCTTGCCGCAGTTGCCACAAACACGGCGCTGGGTTTTAACGTTCTTGAAGTCAATACTACCGGGAATTCAAATGTTGGCGTGGGCTATCAAACCTTACTTGATAATCTATCAGGAGAATACAATTTTGCTGGCGGTTTTGAAGCATTAAGATCAAATAATATTGGCATAGAAAATACGGCTGTAGGGGCGTTAGCACTGTTGGCAAATACAGGTGGAGATTACAACACCGCCGTGGGTTTGGCTGCACTTGGGACACAAACTACCGGAAATAACAACGTAGCACTGGGCTACTACTCTGGAAATTATGAGACAGGCTCAAACGCTTTCTACATCAACAACCAAGACCGCACCAACACCGCAGGAGATAAAGCAAGTTCGTTGATGTATGGAACTTTCAATGCCACAGCGTCTAGCCAAACTTTGAAAGTTAATGCAGCCTTAACAGTAAATGGCGGTTTGATAGGAGCTGTGCAAGTCCTATCTGGCGCTGGTGCTGTGAACCTAACTACATCAACCACTTCTTTCACTTCAACTGCCGCTGGCAATGCGCTGACGCTTGCAGACGGATCACAAGGGCAAATCAAAATAATTGTTTATATTGCAGAAGCATTAGTCGGTGACACTGGTGTTCTGACTCCTACGAATCTTGGCAGCGCAACCACAATCACTTTTAATACTATTGGAGATGCGGTAACGCTTCAGTTTGTTGGAACTGATTGGTGGGTTGTTGGATTCCGTGGCGCGGTAGTTGCCTAATGAAATCCCCAGCCTACGCCCGAAAAGAAGGCCAAAATCCAAAGGGTGGATTGAACGCCAGGGGCAGGGCTGCAGCAAAGGCTGAGGGCATGAATCTGAAGCCCCCTGTCAAGTCTGGTGACAATCCGCGCAGGGCATCCTTCCTGGCCCGTATGGGTGGCAATCCTGGCCCTGAGTACAAGAACGGTGAACCAACCCGATTGCTGTTGAGTTTGAAGGCATGGGGCGCATCGTCTAAAGCAGATGCACAAGCCAAGGCAAAGAAAATCTCAGCGCGAAACAAGGCGAAGTAAATGCAAGTGCCCATCTTGAACGGAATTTATGCTGACACCACGCCAGAACTGCGTACCAGCTACCCTGTCAACATGGTGCCGGTGCCGATCAAGTCTGGCATCAGCAACGGATTCCTGCGCCCAGGAGATGGCATTGTGGCCAACGGCACAGGCCCAGGCATCGACCGAGGCGGCATCAACTTTCAAGGAAGTTTGTATCGTGTCATGGGCACCAAGCTGGTCGAGATTGACAGCGCAGGCGCTGTGACCATCCTGGGCGATGTGGGTGGGCCTGTGACTCAGTTGGTGACATTCGACTACAGCTTTGACCTGCTGGCCATTGCATCGGGCACCAGGCTGTACTACTGGGACCCAGTGGCATCCACCCTCACGCAAGTGACAGACCCTGACCTGGGCATCGTGCTGGATGTGGTCTGGGTGGATGGCTACTTCATGACCACCGATGGCGAGTTTCTGGTCGTCACCGAGCTGACCAACCCGCTGGCTGTTGATCCGTTCAAGTACGGCAGCTCAGAGGCCGATCCTGATCCTGTGGTGGCACTGCTCAAGCTGAGAAACGAGGTCTATGCGCTCAACCGCAACACCATCGAGGTGTTTGACAACGTGGGCGGCGACCTGTTTCCCTTCGCACGCATCGAAGGTGCTCAAATCCAAAAGGGTGTTGTCGGCACGCAAGCCTGCTGCGTCTTCATCCAGGCCATTGCTTTCTTAGGCGGTGGCAGAAACGAAGCCCCCGGCATCTACGTAGGCGCAGCCGCAACCACCCAGAAAATCAGCACACAGGAAATTGACAACCTGTTGTTGAATTACACCGAGGCGCAGCTGGTCACGGTCAAGCTCGAAGCACGCAACGACAAGGCGCATCAGCACCTCTACGTTCACCTGCCAGACCGCACCGTGGTCTATGACGCATCGGCATCTGAAGCGCTGGGCGAGCAGGTCTGGTTTACTCTGACCACCACTTTGTCAGGCTTTGCACAGTACCGTGCCAGAAACATCGTTTGGGCCTACGACAAGTGGCTTGTTGGCGATCCGCAATCCACCTCAATTGGCTACTTTGTGCAGGACACGGGCTACCACTGGGGCCAGCAAGTGCGATGGGAGTTTGGCACGCTGATCGTTTACAACGAAAGCAATGGGGCAATCTTCAACGAGCTGGAGCTGGTCAGTCTCACCGGCAGCGTGGCCATTGGCACCAACCCGCAGATCAGCACCAGCTACAGCGTCGATGGCAAGGCTTACAGCCAAGAGCGCAACATCAGCGTGGGCACCACAGGGTCCAACAAGCGCCTGGCCTGGTTCCAGCAAGGGCACATGCGTAACTGGCGCATCCAGCGATTCCGTGGCGACAGCGATGCCCACGTGTCATTCATTCGTCTTGAGGCCCAGATCGAGCCACTGGCGTTCTGATGGCCACGGCACCAACATCCCGCAAACTCAATCTGACGCGAGATCAGCTTGCGGCGTTCCTGACCGACCAGCAACAGATCAGGCAGTTCGAGCTGCTGTTTTCCACAGTTGACACGATACAGGTTATCGTCGGCACTGACTTCGAGTACCAGGCAGACAATGCAGCAGCCAACGCCAACAATGCACTGGCGCAGATCAGCGCACTGGCACAATCTCTTGACCTGCTGGCGCTGGCCCCTGTGCGTAATAATATTGAGCTGGCGCACGATGTGGTTGGCATCCTGCCGTATGCAAACCAAACCGCAAGGGTGCGATCAAATCAGGTATTGACATGGCTTACGATATAATCACACCGACCAAACTGGGCCAGGCAGCCATCACGACAGGCGTGACCACGCTGTACACCGTCCCAGCCGATACCCGCACATTCTTCAAAGAATTCACCATTGCCAATACCACGGCAGCGGCCATCAATGTGCGCTTGTTCTTGGTTCCATCTGCAGGCACGGCTGGTACTTCAAACGCATTCATCTACGACATTTCAGTCCCAGCAAATAACGCTCTGCAGTATGACGGCGTGCAGATCATCAACGCAGGCGATACTGTCCAAATTCAAGCGGCCTCAACTGGCCTGACCATCACCGCCAGCGGTGCAGAAGCTACATAAGGAGAATCAAATGGCCGTTTCAATCAAGGTGCTGATCCCAGCAAAACAGGCAGAAAATGCCCAAACTACGCAGTACACCGCCACCAACTGCAAGGCCATCATTGACAAATTTACAGCCACCAACACCACGGCAGGCAATGTGACCATCAGCGTCAACCTGGTGACTGCAGCCGGCAGTGCAGCCACATCCAACCTGATCGTGGACACCAGAGCCATTGCGCCAGATGAGACCTACACTTTCCCCGAGCTGGTTGGCCAGGCGCTCGACCCAAGCGGGTTTATCAGCACTTTGGCCAGTGCAGCCACATCGTTGACTATCCGAGCTAATGGCCGTGAAATCACTTAAAGGGCAGCAATGAAACAATTTATGATGATTCCCAGAGGCTTTGCTGGCCTGCCTGTTGACGAAGGGTTTATCACCCCTGCCGAGAACAAGAAAAACTACGCCATTGCTGTGAAAGATTGGCACTACGGTCCAGAGGTGCCGACCAACGAGCCAAAGGCCAACCCTGAGTTTTATAACTCCCTGGCCGAGGCAATGCAGTGCGATGCCAAAGACGCAAGGCGCAAGCACTGCTCAAATTGCGAGTATTACGACAACAGCCTGATGGCACAAGTGCGGATCGAGCGCATCCCGATGGCCAGTTACGACCAGGGCGCTGGCTACCGTGGCCACTGCGAGAAGCTGAACTTTATCTGCAACGATATGCGGGTCTGTCAGGCGTGGGAAGAGCGCGAATCTGAAATGGATTGACCAAATGCCGAAATGTGGGAAAATAATGGCGCTGAGTCTATCGGGCCACCAGCAGCTCACCCTCAAGAGGAGTTGTGCATGACCGATGGGCTAAGAGAAAACCTGACAAAGGTTTTTATGCTGCCTGCGCCTGCCGTAGAGTGGCTGCTCATGGTTTTTGATGCAATCCAGGTGTTCGACGATGTTGCCGATGGTGATCCAGTAGAGCGTAAAGACCTCAATGCCACCATTTGGAACACGTTGGTGGGCATCAACCAAAACCAATTTTTTATCACCAACAGCCACCATCTTGTGCCATTGCTGGCAACGATGATTTTGAAATGGCAAGCCTCTGACCAGGCCGAGCGTGCAGGCCAAGCAGATGCCAGATCATTCGGCTGGCGTGCAGGATACTACGACCTGATCTTGATGGCCGTCTCGATCACGCATGGCGCTGGCTTTGCCACAAAAAATGCCCACTTGGTCATGGAGTTGTATGCCGAGAAATTTGAAGACTATATAAAGGAGTTCGGCAATGCCTGATCCCATAACAGCCCTAATTGTTGGCGGGAGCCAGCTTATCGGTAGTTCAATGCAATCAAGTTCTGCTGGACAAGCTGCAGGCATCCAATCCGGTGCAGCCGAAGCAGGAATTGCTGAACAGCGCCGACAGTTTGATGCGCTGCAATCCTTGCTCAAGCCTTATACAGAGGCAGGTCTGCCTGCATTGGAGCAGCAACAGTCTTTTCTTGGCCTCAGAGGGCCAGAGGCAGAGCGTGCAGCCATTGAGCGCATCAGCGGTGGTGAGCGTTTTAAAGCCCTGGCCGAGCAAGGCGAGGGAGCTTTGCTACAGCGTGCATCGGCCACTGGTGGCTTGCGTGGTGGCAACGTCCAGGCGGCACTAGCTCAGTTTAGGCCACAGCTTTTGTCCAATCTTATTGAGGAGCAATATGGCCGCTTGGGTGGTTTAACCTCAATGGGACAGCGTTCTGCGGCTGGTGTCGGCGCAGCCGGTACGGAGACAGGTGTTAACGTGGCGAATCTTTTGGGCCAGCAAGGAGCAGCCCAGGCTGGAGGCGAAATTGCCCAAGGCAGAGCATATGGCAATCTGTTTAATTTGCCAGCGCAAATGTTGGGTTTCCAATATGGCTCAGGTAATAAAGCTGGCATGGGCTTTGGTTCAATTTTTTGAGATAAAAACATGGCAACCATTAACCCATTCCAGCCGCCAATCAACTACGCAGTTGATGTACAGAGTCCATTTGAGGCAGCACTTGGCGGCTTTAAACTTGGCGCTGGCGTTGCTGAAATTGAAGCAGCAAGACAAGCCAGAGAGAAAGCACAAGCAGCTCAGACAGAACTTACAAATTTATTCAAGAACCCGAAGGCAAATGCCGCAGATTATGAGCGTGTAGTAGCTTTTTTGCCCAAGGACCAAGCAGCAATTGTGACGCAAGGTTTTGAAAGAAAAACCAAAGAACAGCAAGCAAATGATTTGCGTATGGGTGCTGAAGTTTATTCAGCCATTAAATCAGGCAATCTTTCTGTTGCAAAACAAAAGCTGACAGATAAAGCTATTGCGCTTAGAAACACTGGGCGCGAAGATGAAGCTAAGGCTACCGAAGACTCCATAAAGCTAATTGACATAAACCCAACAGGAGCGCAGGCAACCATTGGTTTGTACATGGCAAGACTGCCTGGCGGTACAGACTTTCTAAACAATGCTGACAAAGCACTTTCAATTATCAGGACAGAAGCACTAGCCCCAGCCGCACTTATTGAGGCAAACGCAAAAGCAGACAAAGGGGTTGCCGATGCCATAACAGCACAGGCCACTGCCACCAACGCAGGCGAAAAAGCCATTGCGGATAAAAATCTCGCTATAGCTCAAGCAGCAAAAGCAGCGGTTGAAGCTCAGTTTGCGCCTCAACTTAAACAGGCAGAATTAAAGAAGATGGCTTTTGATCTTGGCCTGACAACCGCACAGACAAATCAAGCATTGGCAACAACCAAGAAACTCAACCAAGAAACAGCCAAGATTGTGCTGGAAGTTGCAGCGCTTGAGGCCTCTGGCGGCGTTGATCCGGCCAAGAAATTTGAGCAGGAAGAAAAGCTGCGTAAGGAATATCAAGGCCGCACTAAGGTTTATGGCGAACTGGGGTCTACTTACTCCAACATTGAATCATCTGCCAAAGCCAAAACAGGGCCAGGCGACATTGCGTTAATCACTGGATTCATGAAGATGCTTGACCCAGGCTCAGTGGTGCGCGAGACTGAATTTGCTACTGCAAGAGACACGGCTGGCCTTTTTGACCGTCTTACTAACCAAGCCCAGAAACTGGCAAGCGGCCAACTCTTTGCATTGGATTCCAAGCAACGCTCAGAATACGTCAACCTTGCCAAGCAATATCTGGATTCAGCACAGGCAAAAGCAATTGAGGACAAGAAAGCGCTTGGCATTGTGGTTAAGAATTACAAGCTCAATCCTGAGAATGTGTTTGGCCAAGAACCGACACCATTGCCAACTACTGCAACCGTGGGAGGATTTACTTACACACGGCCCCCTGGTTTCAATGATACGCAATGGAGAGACTACCTCAAAGCCCAAGGAGTCATGCAATGAGTCCAGAAGAGTGGCTGGCATCTCAGACTCAAGCAGCTCCTGCTGCGCCTGTAGCAGCGCCTGGAATGCCAGGGGCACGGGTGACACCAACCGAGCAGGCTGCCCGAAATCAAGATGCCTTGCCAATATTTACGCAGGAATTAGTTAAAGCTGAGGCACAAGTTGCTGCTGGAAACCCAAGGGCCGCACAAGATGTTGCAGCAATAAAAAGAGAAATGACAAGGCAGGGACTTCCTATTCCTGCAGCATCGGCCCCAGCACCAGCAGCTCCGGCAGCAGCCCCAGCAGCCCCAGCATCGGCACCAGTTTTACCAGAGGCATGGCTGGCATCACAAACGCCTGCAACCCCTGTCAAGCCACCACAGTTGGGTTTCTTTGAAGGCTTGGTTGAGTCTGTGACAGGTAGCAGGCGTTCTGCAAGCCCAGAAGTTGCTGCGGCACTTGCTGAAAAGCGAACAATCTACGATATGCCAGAAGCCAATCAAATGTCTTTTGGCTTGCTGAAGGCGGCACTCGGCGGGTTGATGGCTGGCTCCGAAGAGCGTGCCAAGATTTTTGCTGCTAACTTCCCTGGCTTAACTTATCGGTTAGACCAACAAGGCACCGTATTTTTGCGCTCTCCGACAGATGGAAAAGAATACGTTATTGAGCCAGGTTTGACCGCACGAGATATTCCACGCGGAGCAGCAACAGCAGCAGCATTCACTCCTGCTGGCCGAGCCACAACCATCCCTGGCGCAATCATGAAGGCTGGCGCTACTCAAACGGCCATTGAAGCCAGCCAAGCGGCAACAGGCGGTGGCACGGGTCTGGCAGATGTTGGTGAAGTGGCATTGGCAGGCGCTCTAGGACCAGCAGGGCAGATTATTCAGCGAGCTGTGCCACCAGTAGTCCAAGCAGTCAAAGGCGGCGCACAGAGGGTTATGGCGCGTCCTGCCCCTGCTCCTGCAGCTCCACGGGTTGAACCAACCTTTGAAACACAAGTGCCAACAGCAGCGCCACCTGTACCGCCTGCAGCGCCACCCGTTGCTGGAGCAAGGCAATTGCCATCCGACATTGAGGCCGCAAGACAAGCAGGCATTACTCTGATGACTAGCGATGTGGTGCCGCCTCGCACCTTTGCGTCGAAATGGTTGCAAACCATTGGCGAGCGTATTCCAGGCGCAGGCACTGGTGGCGTACGTCAGGCTCAACAGACAGAGCGCATTGAGGCTGTGCGTAATGTGTTGCGCGAATTT